ACCAATTAATAGTATTAGAACCTGTTGTCAAGTTACCAGTAATTAAAAAATCCCTAACAACACCAGAAACTTTAAAATTTGGTACTCCACTAGCTATAGTATCTAAATCTGCAAAATTAGTTGATGTTCCCATTAAATAATATTGAGGTTTATCAACACCATTTGATGCTATTACATAGTTACCAAACTGAGTAAATGTCCAGAAATCAGTATTACTACCAGTTAAAGATCCTTTTCTTGATGTAAAAGTACCACCATCTAATTGATAAATATCTGTATTAGTAGCTACAAAGTTATATACATTGTTAGCATTATCTCTAAAAGATCCAGCTCCTCTACTGTCTGATCCAACATTATTAGTTGAATAATCTACCAATGAAGGAAATCTTTTATAAGAATTTAAAGCATAATAAACATTGGTAGCAACATTAGCTCCAGGATTCATATGCTGTGGTTGATCAGGTAACCATTCTCCAAAAGGTATTTGCATAATTATCTACTTTTTAATTTAAGTTTTTTAAAAAGATTTTTTTCTTGTCTTTCTATGCTTGATATTTTTGATCTTGTTTTTTTTAAAATTTTAGTTCTAAAAGAACCTTTTGGCAATTCTAAAGCTGCCATATGAGCATCAAAATAAAATCCTCTTTGTTTACCTTCAGGATAATATTTATTTTTAACACCTCTTGTTTTGTATAATATTTTTTTAGCTTTACTTAAAGTAACTTTCATTATTTTCTCCTATAAAAAGATAAATCTGTTCCAATATCTGTTCTTTGTACAACTGGTGCACCACCATAAGAATCTTGTTGGTCATTATTCTCAGCTCTTTCCATAGCAGCTGAATACATACCTAACCATTGTTGAGCTTGATTAGGCTCTATACCACCCAAGAAATTAGAAGCATGATATAATGCTCCATATAAATAAATAGCAGGATGATTTAATAAAATATAATTAGTTGTATTGCTATCTGATAATTCGTTAAAAGCTTTGTAGTATTGTAGATAGCCTGTGTATGATGTGTCTGGTTGTGGTGCAAATCTAAAACTTTCTGTACCATTATCTGATTCAATAGTATAAGTTCTTGGCATACCTGCTGTTGAACCACCTTTGATAGATATTAAGTTAGAAGGTGTAATATAATTTAAGTGATATTTAGTTCCACCAGATAGAATATAAAAAGATCTAACACCAATAAATCCTGAAGGTACTGTTACTGTTTCAGCATTAATAGTAATGGAATCATTTTGTTCCATTTGTCTTATTCTTAACTTAGCATTAAAGTCAGCTTCAGTTAATTTAATAAAGTCATTAGCTATTTCAGAAGTTAGATCACTTCTATTAAGCCAATTAGCTATAGATGTTTTAAGTGCAGAATAAGTATTTAGTGCCATTACATTCTTCCTGGTGATGTTCTAAAATATCTAAAATCAGAACTATTTAATTTTTCTCTTAATATTTTACTTCTAACTTCTTGAGGTAAAGCAAACCAATTATTAGTACCATTGTATTCTTTAGTCCAAATTTCTAACATTAGTCTTGGAATACTAGCTATACGTTTCATATCTTTAGATGGAGTATATCCATCATTTTGATTGTATAGCTCTTTATTTCTTTTTAGTAGATTGGTAACATTTTCAGTTTTTTTAACTGTTAGTTTACCATCAGTTTCTACATAATAAGAAGTACCATCTTTTTCTTTATCTCTTAGTATGCTCATTACTCAGTTAGTTCAGTAATATATGCGTTTACAGTTCCAATTACAGCTATCTTTTCGCCTGGAGAGATTTTGAAATATTCATAATCATCAGCAGGTAAGTATATTGATGAAGTAGTTGCTGTTGGGTTTACACCAATTTCTATATGACAATCAGCATCTGCTGCAACTCTAACGTAAAAGATATTATCAGATATTGCTGCTGACTGTGCTGAAGTACCAGCTGAATTTACTTTTTGTGTTGATTTTGGTTTCATTGCTAAGTGCATTATTTTCTCCTTTAGTTGGGGGTGTTACCACCCCCTAATTAATTATCTTCTAATAACAAATGTTATTATTGCTTCACAAGCTGTTGCAGATGCACCATCTGAAATCATTTCGATTGCATCACCTTCTTCAACTGAGTTTGCTGCTGAAGGTGTAGATGTATCTACATCACCTGCTGCTGAACCAGATTGAGTTATAGTTATACCACCATTAGTGATTGCAGTTCCACCTATTTCAAAAGATAAACCTGCATCAGCAGTAGTAATAGCATTTTTAATACTTGAAAAAATTTTAATAATTTTACCACCATCAGGTACAGCAACAAATGTTGAACCAGCAGTAGAAATATCTGTTATTTTTGCAGTTAAAAAATAATCGTTAAGTGTTCTCATTTTTTTTTCCTTTTTATTTGCTTCGTTCCGACTTCAAAAATCTTCAAAGACCAAACAAAATTATTGTTAGTATGATGGGGGATTGCTCCCCCACCAAATTAATTATTATGCTGTTGTAAGATCAAATACTCCACCTGAAGCACCTTCGTTTCTAGAGATCAAAGTAAGCTCAGCTAATATCTGTCTTTTCTCAGCATCTCCAGTTTTTGAAAGTTCATGCATAGTGAAATCTCTTAAGAAACCAACTGACCAGTAATCCATATCTAGGACTAATGCGTCTCTATCTCTTGAGAATCTATTTGGAACAACTTCTAAATCTCCGAAATCAGAAGAATATACATCAATAGATGTGTATAAAGTTTTATCTTCAGACGCATCAAATCTAGTATTTCCACCTGTGAAACCAGAAATTTTTTGTTTGTTGAAAGGGCCAACCATGATTACTGATGGGTTACCACCTGCATTCCAAGTTCCCTTGATTACATCTTTAAGCATGTCCTCAGTTAAAGCTCTTTGAGTACCATCATTTCTAGCATCTGAACCATCAGAAGCAGTTGGATTAGTACCATCAGCAGCTTTATTTGAGTTAGTAGCAATCCATGCACCGATAGAAGCAAATGTTCTAGCAGCAGATGAAGAACCAGCAGCTCTAGCTTGGTTAGTTAATAAAGTAGATTCAATATCTCTTTTTAACTCTTTAGACTTCTTAGCTATTTGATAAGCTAATTCAGAAGCTCTACCAGCTTTATCAACAGCTTCTTGTGTACCAGTAATTACAACAGTTTTATCCATAATCTGTGTGTAGTTACCAATTCTAGAAGTTGCAGTTGATGCATCAAGAGTAGCTTCATCACCTTCGATTACAGCATTGTTAGTTACTGCTGCAGCCAAAGAATCAGTTTGCCATTCATGAAAAGTGTTTTTTACTTGCTCTCTAGCAGCTGAACTCATAAATGGAGTTTCAGTTGGAGAGATTGAGTAAATAACATCTTGTAGATCTTCTCTAATACCTACTGCATCATAGGTATCAAATGTATTTGTTGCTTGTGTCATGTTATTTTATCCTTTATTTTTTTGAGATTATTTCAAGTATGGCAGAATGAGCATCCTGGATTTTTCCAGATTTTTTCAATCTACCAAGTTTAGATTGTATGACACTTCTTTTAGAACTTTCAGATGATGCTGTTCCAGACTTAACAACTTTAGGTGCATTAACTACTTTCTTTTGAACAATAGGTTTTGCAGCTTTTAAGTTTCTGTAATCCATAGCATCTTTTAAAACTTTAAGAAATCTATGATCAGCTAAACTACCAATCTCTTGATCATTAAATCCATAGTCAGATAATGTATTTCTCATTTTGACTTTTAGATCTGATGCTTTCTGAGGATTAGATAGCTCAGGTATTGCCTGTTCAGCTAGTTGTTTTTGTTCATTAAGAAATTGATTGTATTGCTGTTGTTTAACAACTTCTGATCTCTTTCTAAGTTCAGCTAGATGTTCTCTTTGCTGTCTCATTTGGAAATCTAATTTAGCAGCTGCTTGAGGATCTTCCTCATACATAGCTTTTAAATCAACTTCAGAACCTTGACTGATAAAACTATTTGCTGATTGCATTAACTCATCAAGTTCTCTTAACTTAGTATCATACGTTTGACGCAAAACACCTTTTTCTTCTTCAAGATTTTTTCTTTCCAAAGATAAAGAATGTGTCTTTTGTCGGTAATCCGAATCTCTTGAATAACCTGACTTAAGTTCATCAAGGCTAACCTCTAACTCTTGACCATTTACTTTTACTCGGTGGAGTGAAGGTTCCTCAACTTGTTCTTGTAATTCAGTTTCATTCTCATTCGTTTCTTGATTCTCAGTACTTGTAGCTTCTGTAGCAACTTCCTCAGTCTCGGTTTGGTTGCTTTCTTGAGCAGCTTCAACTGGAGCTTCTTGTTC